AGGAACAGATTTCCATTCAACGGAAATCATGTTGGTTCACGATGGAACTACGGTTTCTATCACTCAATATGGTGTTTTGCAAGACAATACACTTGCCACATTTGATGCAGACATCAGTGGTGACAATGTTAGACTTAAATGCACTCCAGTTTCGGCAACTTCGACCACAATCAAGTTTGACCGAACATTGGTAGACGCATAAAGACTTAAATAAGGGGGATTTATTCCCCCTTTTCTTTTTTATTGAGGAGTTCTTTCTCATAAATAAATGGTAATACATTCTAAAACTTTAATTTAGGGTACGGAGAAACATGGCAGATACTAAAAATTTCAGAGTAGAACATGGAATCAATATCGGAACAACCGAAATAGTTAACTCCAGTGGTAAAGTACAAGCAACTGCAATATCTTCATTAGACACAGACGATTTAACAGAAGGAACGAACAAATACTTTACTACGACTAGGGTGAATAACCATTTAGCAGATTCAGGTTCAGCAAAGACAATTAATAATGCTACAATAGATGGAGGAACATTCTAGTGGCCGCACAGAATTTTAAAATCAAAAACGGTTTGACGGTTGGAACTACAGAAGTTATTGATAGTTCAGGTGATTTGACTGCTGCAGCTTTTGGAACTGCAGCTAACGAGGCAATCGATGACCAAGTAAATACACTTTTAACAGCGGGAACAGGAGTAAGTTTATCTTACGATGATGCAGCTGGTACATTAACAATCACAGGTAATGTTGGAGATATTACAGGAGTAAATGCTGGTGCTGGTTTGACTGGTACTGCAACATCAGGTGATGCAACATTAAATGTTGGTGCTGGAACAGGTATTACTGTAAATGCAGATGACATTGCAGTTAATATGGGTGCATTTGATACAGACAACTTATCAGAAGGTTCTTCAAACTTATATTTTACAAACGAAAGAGTTGACGATAGAGTAAATTCACTATTCACAGCTGGTACAGGTATATCATTAACATATGACGATGCAGCTAATACTTTGACCATTGACGGTCAAGTTGGAGACATAACAGGAGTCACAGCTGGTACAAACTTAAGTGGAGGAGGTACTTCGGGTACAGTCACACTTAATGTAGAACAACAATTAAACAACACAACTGCACCATACTATCACAATGTAGTAGTGACAGTTAGTGGTGGTAAATTCTTATTTGACGGACAAACTTCTTCTCAATCTTTGAGATTAATGCCAAGTATCGTCTATAGATTTGACCAATCAGACAGTTCAAACGGTTCACACCCATTAAGATTCTCTGAGTCCGAAGACGGAACAGAGATGTCAGATGGATACACAATTTATAACAAAGTAGGTACGCCAGGCTCAAGTGGTGCATATACAGAAGTTGCATTCGACCAAGAAGCACCTTCAATTATGTACTTCTACTGTTCAAATCACAGTGGAATGGGTAATTCAGTTTATCTTGGAGACGAAAGTGGAGATATCGCAGGAGTCACAGCTGGAGACGGTTTATCAGGTGGTGGTACATCAGGAACAGTATCACTTGCATTAGATTTAAATGAATTAACAGCTGCAACAGTAGACCCTTCTGCAGATAGTATTGCAATCATAGACGGTGGTTCTTCAAATGTAAGTAGAAAAGAATCTATAGCTGACCTTGCAACGATGCAAGCTGGAGACGGACTAAGTGCATCAAGTGGTGCATTTGCAGTAAATGTAGATGACAGTTCAATAGAAACAAACTCCGATTCGTTAAGAGTTAAAGCATTAGGTATTACAAATGCAATGTTAGCTGGTTCAATCACAAATGCAAAATTAGCTAATTCAAGTATCACAATCGCAGGAGCTTCAACTGCATTAGGTGGAACTGTACTTGCAGACACCGATGCATTATCAGAAGGTTCTTCAAACTTATATTTCACAAACGAAAGAGTTGATGATAGAGTTGCATCTCTTATTGTTGGTGGTTCAAATATCACTGCAACTTATGATGATGCAGCGGGAACATTGACACTTGCTGGTTCGGCTGCATATGGTGACGCAGATGCAAGAGGTGCTATCTCAGTCACAGATTCGGGTGGAGACGGTTCACTTAACTACGATAATTCAAGTGGTGTTATTACATATGTCGGCCCAAATTCTGCAGAAGTAAGAGCTCATTTAAGTGCTGGAACTGGTGTATCATATTCAGGTGGTGAGTTTAGTATCGGTCAGGCAGTTGCAACAAACAGTAATGTTCAGTTTGGAAACTTAACACTATCAGGTGACTTAACAGTTAACGGAACAACAACAACCGTATCTACTACTAATACAGTAGTTTCAGATGCATTATTAGAACTAGGAAATGGAACATCAGGTTCACCTTCAAATGACGCAGGTTTAGTTATTGAAAGAGGAAGTTCAGATAATGTGTTCATAGGTTGGGACGAAAGTGCAGATGCAATCACATTCGGTACAGGTTCATTTACAGGTGCATCTACAGGTAATTTAACAATTACACCAAGTGCAGTAAACACTGGTGCAGTGACTATAACAAATGCAACAAACAGTGGTGGTACTGCAAGGAATGTTTATCAATCAACTTCTGCACCTACAAGTTCAGACGGTGCAGTTGGTGACTTATGGATTTTATACTCTTAATTGAGTGAGTGAGGAAATAAATGGCGTCAGGTTCACAGAAGGTTAAAACCCCTTCGGGTTGGAATGCAACTCAAGGTGCTTGGGTAAAAACAGGCAGTTCGACTTGGAAGGCAGTAGACCAAATATATCTTAAGACACCCGATGGGTGGAATAATGCGTCTGGCCAAGAAGCAACTCAATCACCATATCCTTACATTGCAAACGCACAAAATCCAGTCATAAGGAATAGACAAACTCCATATCCATATATTGCTAATGCTCAAGAACCCAATATTAGGAATAGACAGAATCCATATCCTTACATTGCAAATGCACAGGAACCAAATATAAGAGATAAACAAGAAGCTTATCCTTACATTGCGAATGCACAAAATCCAGTTATAAGAAATAGACAAACTGCATACCCTTATCAAGCAAATGCACAGGAACCAAATATTAGGAACCGTCAAAATGCATACCCTTATCAGGCAAATGGTCAAGAACCAAATATTAGGAACCGTCAAAATGCATATCCTTATATTGCAAATGCACAGGAACCAAACATAAGGAATAGACAGAATCCATATCCTTATCAGGCAAATGCACAGGAACCGAATATTAGGAATGCACAACAACCATATCCGTATATTGCAACTGGTCAAGAACCGAATATTCGTTCTGCACAACAACCGTATCCTTATATTGCAAATGGACAAGAACCAAATATTCGTTCTGCACAACAACCATATCCGTACATTGCATCTGCACAACAACCGAATATAAGAAGTTATCAGTCACCGTTTACATATAACTATAGGTCACCCTTTACATACAACTATAGGTCACCTTTTACATATAACTACAGGTCACCTTTTACATATCAAGCACCAGCAAGACAACCATTCATTGCAAGTGCAAGACAACCTTTTACATATCAGGCACCTGCGAGACAACCTTTTACATATCAGAGTCCCTTTACATATATTGCAAGGACTCCTTATCAGTTGCCAGGCGGTGGTAGCCCAGGCCATCAACAGAAATAATGGAGAGTATAGAGTAGAACAATGGCACAATTACCTTACATTGCACAAGCTAGACAACCTGTTTCGGCACAGAACCCGTTCACTTATCCAGCGAACGCACAGAATCCGTTTACCTATAATGCACAGAATCCATTTACATATCCTGCGAATGCTCAACAACCGAATATTAGAAGTGCTCAGCAACCTACAATTAAGAATGCTCAACAACCTACAATTAAGAATGCAAGACAACCTAACACATATAACTATAGGTCTCCATTCACATATAACAGAACAGGTCAAACACCTTTTACATATAATTACAGAAGTCCATTCACATATAATAGAACAGGTAGAACACCTTTTACATATAACTATAGGTCACCGTTCACTTATAATAGAACAGGACAATCACCGTTTACATACGACCATAGGTCTCCATTCACTTACGAAAGACAGGGACAAACTCCTGATACCTATTCATATAGAAGTCCTTCAACATATCAGAGACAAGGTCAAACGCCTACGACATATGACCATAGGTCACCATTCACTTATGAAAGACAGGGACAAACACCTACAACATATGACCACAGGTCACCTTTTACCTATGAGAGACAGGGTCAACAACCTTCTACATACGACCATAGGTCACCTTCCACATATCCAAATACAGGTGGAACACCAGTGACATATGACCACAGGTCACCGTCAACATATGCAAGACAAGGACAAACACCTGATACTTATTCATATAGAAGTCCTTCAACATACCAAAGAACAGGTCAACAACCTTCTACATACGACCATAGAAGTCCTTCGACATATGCAAGGCAAGGTAGAACACCAGTTCCAAGATGGGACGGTGTACTATCACAACAGTGGCCAGGCTCACCAATAACCTCTTAAAATAACTCACTAAATAAAAGTATGTTAGAAGCAATTAACACACTTGAGAAAGCACGCAACTTCGATTTTACTAAGAGAAGGTCTTTACATGAGAGACATTTAGGTACTGTAAATTTAGGTAGTTATGATTACAAAAATAGAGAATCAGAACAATCTAAAAATGCATTAGAAGTATTTGAATATGTCATGTCACAATGTGGGCCTATTCGTTTAGTTCCATGGGAAAATATCAAAGAACACATAAACGAAAATAGAACTATGGGATTTGGTCAATTGCACCATAATTCTTATCAATATAATAGATATCTACATCTTGGTTGGACTGAAAAATTAAGACCCGACCACCCTATCGGAGGTGGTTCAATGGACTTCATGAATGTAGATGGAGAGTATCAAAAATTATCTTCTGTTAGTGACGACCCCGATTGTGATGAATTAAATGACGAAGAAGAAAATTCTATTTGTGCATGTTATTACCATTCTGCAAAAGCACATTGGTTAGTCAATAGTGTACAGAAAGAAGGACTAAGACAACCAGTTCAAGGACATACACATAGTCCTACTGGTTCAGAACCAGTTGATTACAGACTTACTATACACCCAGGCTCTATAAGAAGTAAAGTATTAGAGACAATGGACGAACCACATTTTCTAACATTAGTCACTGATTATGTAAATGCATATTCAGATATACCAGCATTAAGTTGTCAAGAGATATTAGATTACTTTGAGGGTTTATTAAAAGAACCAAATGAAGGGACTCTATCTGCCATATGGGTAGGAGAAGGAAAAATAGAATGGTCTTTATCAGCAGTAGGTGGTACAGATTTCCGAAACGAAGTTTTTGATTTTAATAGAAGAGTTTCAAAATTATGTAAGAAGAAACCAGTAAACATTTATCTCGGTTATGATTCTTCTCATGGAGAAGTTTATGAGGTTGCAGAAAAGTCCATATACAATGCAATAGAAAAATCAAAAAGTGGTGGACATGGAGCTGAGTTCTTTAATGATTACAAAGTAGAAGTTAAGAAACTTGACATAGCAACAATACCTGAATATAATAGAGATTATGCTAATCAATCAACTGAATTTACATACAGTAGATTTTTAATCCCCTATCTTGAGAACTATGAGGGATTTAGTTATTTCATAGACGATGATTACATATGGGAACATACACCCATGTCATTATTTTATTTCTTAGACCCTGAACATGCAGTTGCATGTGTACAATATGATTTTAAAAATCATGAAGAAACTAAATTTAATGGAGAGAAGAATGTATCTTATCCTAAAAAGTTATGGTCTAGTATGATGATATTTAATAACGGACATGAAGATTGTAAAAAATTAACACCCGAAGTTGTCAATACACAAACTGGAAAATATCTACACCAGTTTGAATGGACAAATCAAATAAGTAAGATACCTCATAACAAAATATGTACTGAGGGATACGATACTTTGAAAAAATCACACCATGCAGTTCACTATACAAGAGGTGGGCCATGGATAAAAGACATGGATTGTTCTAACATAAATATGTTGAACTACTATGAAAAACATAAAATGAGTAAACTTAAAAAGAAGGTTTACTAAAAAACATTTATATGGTATAATGGAGATATTATGAATGCATTAATTTATTGTGAAAACGGAAATCTTTTCGTTAGAAAACCAAACGGACTAGAATGGAGACATGAACAAGTCGATAGACCTGAATTAGGATTTGAATACGAAGTTCTTATCTATGATGATATAGAATATAAAATTGAAAAATGGAATACCGAACTTCCCATGGAAGAACAAGATAGACTTCCTCTATCTGAATCAGATAAAGATTCCATTGAAGCATACATTGAAAATTGTGAACCACCACAGGGTGTAAATTTAAACAATCAATTTATTAGTAGAATTGCAAATGTTGTACATAGTAATGAAGAAACTCAAGCTATAAAGTATGGATTTGATAATATAGTAGAGGTGTTAATTGCATCTAGAGAAGGTTCAGCACACCCACATAGGTCAAATGCACGAAGAGTTTTAGAATACATAGACGCATTAGCAAATGTTGCAGAAGAAGTGTATAGAGAAATTTCAATTACTAGAGAAGATACTCTTAAACCTTTAGAGGATTATCTCATGCAATTACCACCACCTAATGATGCAATAAGAAGGTGAACAAAGGGACTCCAAAATGGGCCTTCAACGGGAAAGGACTTCCAAAAATAGATTCATATAATAAGTGGACTGTTAATTCACTTAATGTAAATTATATCGAAAAACCTTTTTATATCGAAGAACTACCACTTGCAGAAAATGTCTATGTCATAGATGATTATTTAGCACCGAATCTGCATAGAGCATTAGACCACCACTTACAACATTGTTCGTGGCAAAAAACTAATGAAGTAAAACAAGACGGTAGATGGTGGAGTAGTAGAGGTGGTTTACCAAATCATTCATTATGGGGAGCTGCATTCATGGGCCCAAATGGTGAAGAAGGATATTTGAACGGCCCGAGTGGTTATCCTAATTATTTAATTAAATGGTTAAATAGAAAACTTCAAACTGATTTTGGATTTGAATGGGTTAGATTTCAATATGCTGGTGCAAACTCACAATTACATGGACAACAAGGAACATGTCATAGTGATTGTCAAGACTATGACGATTGGAATCTTTCTTTCTTATATTATACCAATCAGTTTTGGAATCCAAACTGGGGTGGTAGATTGAGATTTTATGATACGAATATTAAAGGTGGTACATTAGAAGACATGGACGAATATGAAATAGGTGCAGTAGATTTTGTACCTAATAGATTACTCATGTTTGACGGTAGAATACAACATGGAGCAGAGGCTCCTTCCGAAGATGCAAAATATATAGATAGAAAATCAATAGTAATTAGAGGTGACGAATGTGTACTTCTAAACAAAGAAGATAGATATGCCAACCATTGAGTTTAGAACATATGATGAATATAGTCATGAATTCTTTAGACCTGTAGCAGCTAAAGAAGTGACACCTGAGTGGTGGAAAAAAATGAAGATAAGAGTCGACCACAGAGGTCGAGTTTCACAGACTATTAAGTCTTGTCCTTCAATGTTAGACTGGTTAACAATGGGATATTATATAATAGCAACTGTAGATATACCAATTAGAAATGGTTATAGTTGGAAATGGCCTGATGGGGATTCTAGATTTACTGTATCCGATTGTGAAAATTTTTCTCATTCACACCCAGCTTCTCAACTTGTAGACAGTATTAGTTATGACGGTGAAGACGGTATAGTTAATGATGCATTTAAGATAACAAACTTTTGGAATATTAAAACACCGCCTGGCTATTCAGTTTTATTTTTAGACCCTTTCTTGTTTACTAATAAATACTTTGCATGTTGGCAAGGTGTTATAGACACTGATGGATTCAATGTAAATTTAGATAATGCACAATGCATTTTCTATCCAAAGGTAGACCATTCCTTTGTCATTGAAGCGGGAACTCCACTTGTACAGGTTTTCCCTTTCAAAAGAGAAGAATGGGCTGCAACATATTTCTTATCTAGTGGTAAGGATTTCTTAGAGAAAAATGCAATAGACGATATGTCGATGCAAAAATGGCAAAGGAGAAGAGGTTTGCGTGAATTAGATGGAAGTGCAAACGACAAACTAAATATAGGTGGATATAGGAATGCCAAGATATGGCAACCTAAAAGTAAACTCTTTGATAAACCCAAAGAACAAGAACCACCACCTGAATGTCCTATGCATAAAAAGGACTTCAAGGATAAACAACGAGAGTTAACAGACTTGAATTGGGACGGGTCGGAGTCGAAAAAAATAGATAGAGAATAGATTATGTCAGTTAGATTATTGTTCCCTACTCTTTTATTCAAATATGATTTGATAGAAGAGGGAATTTTGACAAGTGAATATCTTGACCAGTTGCGTCAAGACATGGACGCAATGCGAAAAAAAGACCCTACAGGTAGAAAAGTTTCGAATGCATACACAGGTTGGCAATCAAATGACGGTTGTAATCAAAGACCTATTTGGCAGAAAGCTATAAGGGCAATTAAAGATAAAGTAAACCATGAAGTATTACCATTTCACCATGTAGACACTTCTAAAATTCAATTGGACATGGGTAATATGTGGGCAAATATAAATGACAAAGGTGCATGGAATACTCCACATAGACATAATGGTTGTTGGTATAGTGGTGCATTTTATGTTAATGCAGAAGGTGATGAAGGTGATATTATATTTACAGATAAGAATGAACAAGTATTATATCATTCTCCCATAAATACAAAAGTCGAAGACCACCACCGTGAAACCCCTACAACTGGAACTTTATTATTATTTCCTAGTGGACTATTACACATGGTCGCCCCTAATCAAACTGATAAAGATAGATATAGTGTTGCATTCAATATGAATAGTAAATGGCTCACAGATGAATTCATGTTCGACCCTAAAATCGATGACGATTCTAATGAGAAAGTAAGGGGTTGGAATCTTTTTGATGTGGAAGGTGGTTATTTGAAGAGGTAGTTTCCATAAATAACAATATGGAAATCACTATATCACCTTACATAATATGGAACCTTATCATAACGGTAATCATAGCACCGTTGGGTTTTTTGATTCGTAATGTACTATCTGAACAAAAAAGACTAGACATTCTTGTTAACAAAACTAGAGAAGAGATTGCGAAAGACTATGCCACTAGGGAACAGATAGAGGCCGATTTCGTAAGGATTCAGAACACTTTAAACAAGATTGACGAGAAACTCGACAGACTTCAGCATAAAACTTACTTCCAAGAATAAAAAAGGTATAAATAGTAGTATACGAGAGGAATACTACTATTATGGCAACACCGAACAGTAAAGCAACATTAAAAGAATACATTAAGAGAAAACTGGGAGCTCCTGTTCTAGAAATCAATGTGGACGATGACCAGTTTGATGACAGAATTGACGAAGCCGTTCAGTATTTCCAAGAGTACCATTATGACGGTTCTATCCGTGTATACTTAAAACATCAATTAACTTCTGATAATCTAGTGACTATGAGGTCAGACGAGACCTTCACAGAGACTTCAGCTGGTACTCATGCATACACAGACCAACAAGTAAAACAACAACAAAATTATATCGTATTACCTGAGTTTGTTCTTGCAGTGAATAGAATTTTCCCATTCACTGATAAACACAATCTCAATATGTTTGACCTTAGATATCAGTTAAGGTTGAATGATTTATATGATTTGTCTGCAACAAATATATTGTATTATAACATGGTACAAGAACACATTTCTTTATTAGACAATATACTTGTCGGACAGGTTCCTATTAGATACAAACAACACATGAATAGATTGTATCTAGATGCAGATATAGAAGCTCTAAATGCAAACGAGTTTCTTATCATTGAATGTCATAGAAAAATAGACCCTAACGATTTCACAGATATCTATAATGATATGTGGTTGAAAAGATATTCAACTGCATTAGTTAAATATCAGTGGGGTGAAAACTTATCTAAATTTCAAGGGATTACTTTGCCAGGCGGAATAACTTTAGACGCTTCGGAAATGAAATCTCAAGCACAAGAGGAAATAACAAAATTAGAGGAAGAGTCAAGATTAAATTATGAACTTCCAATCATGGACTTAATGGGGTAATAAATGCCTACAAATGTATTTTTTAACCATGCAGTAGCAACTGAACAACATCTTGTAGAGGATTTGATTGTTGAGTCACTTAGAATGTATGGACATGATGTCTTATATCTACCAAGACAAATAGTAGAAGAAGACACGATTTTTACGGAAGATGTACAGGCCACATTCGGTGACGCCTATTCCGTTGAAATGTATCTTTCGAATGTTGAAGGTTATGAGGGACAAGAGGATTTAGCCACTAAGTTTGGTGTCGATATTAATGACGATGCCGAATTCATAATGAGTGTAAGAACATGGGAAAGATTTGTTTCCCTTGATTCAAACCTTGTAGTTTCTGCAAGACCTAACGAAGGTGATTTGATTTACTTCCCTATGACAGGTCATTTATTTGAAATCAGATTTGTTTCAGACCCCGACCCATTCTATCAATTAGGGAAAATATATGTTTTCAAAATGCAAGTATCCCTATTCGAATACAGTGGAGAGGATTTCGATACTGGTACTTCTGCAGACTTAGTAGAAGCAGACCAAGCTTACACAATCGAACTCACAATGACTGGTTCAGGAAACTACACTCATGGAGAGAATTTAACTACTGTTATTGACGGAGTCACAACGACAGTTGGAGAGGTTGTACTATGGCAACCAAACGCAAACAAACTTACAATTAAGGATAACACTAGAACACTACAAGTTGGAGATGTACTCACGGGTGTGTCTTCTACAACTGCTAGACCTATAGGAAGTATTGTAGATGTTCTAACATTTGAGAACTTATCTTCTGCACAAAATAAAGACTTCGAAGATAAGGATAGTAATTACTTAGACTTTAGTGAAGTGAATCCTTTCGGTGAACCATAATGTTCGGAACTTTTTTCTACAACGAAACTATTAAAAGGTCGATTTCTGTATTCGGTACTTTGTTCAATAATATACATACGAGCAAAATAAAAGCAGACGGGACAGTATTGTCTAAAAATTTAGTTCCAATATCTTATGGGCCAAAACAAAAGTTTTTATTAAGATTACAAGACGATGTAAAAGCAAAAGACGGGAATGTCACTTCTATATCTTTACCTCGTATGGCTTTTGAATTGACAGGATTTGAATATGACGCGTCAAGACAACAAAATAAACTTATCAGAACTCAGAAAACAGTTTTAGAAACTTCTGATGTTGGAAAGAGAGGTTTTCAATATCAACCAGCACCATACAATTTAACCTTTACATTATCGATATTATCAAAGAATGCCATAGACGCATTACAGATAGTAGAACAAATACTTCCATACTTTCAACCTGAATATACAGTATCAATGAAAATGGTTGATAGTATGAGTGAGGTAAGAGATGTACCAATCTTTTTAAATTCTGTTGCAATGGACGACCAATATGAAGGTGAATTTGTAGAAAGAAGAGTTATAGAATACACATTAGAATTTACTATGAAGACATACTTCTTTGGCCCTGTTTATACTGGAGAGGTCATTAAGAATGTTATTGAAAGAGATTATATAAACGATAGTGTTGCAGCTGGATTTACATCAACAGAAATTAATAATTCAGGATTGGTTAAGGAAGTCAAACACTACGAACCAGCCTTCGCTGCAAGGTCAAATGCAGTAGTCAACTCAAATACAGTCACTTTTCCAAGTGCAATAAATAGTAAGATAAGTGTTGGAGACGAAGTATTTGGTACAAATCTAACAACGAATCCAACAGTTTCAAGTATTGCAAGTGATAAATTATCGATTGTATTAAGTAATCAAGTTAATTTTAGTGCAAACACAAACTTGAAATTCGTAGGTTCTGTTGACCCAAGTGATACATTTGTGGTTGCAGAAACCGTGACTTTTTATGATGAAGGTGGTGGTAATACATTTGAAGAAGACACCGCTAGTGATGGATAATTATGGCAAAAGAAATAGACCAAAAGTTAGATAATCTTCTAGATATCAACTCTGATATCAAACAAGAAACCCGATTAGTTAAATTACCTGATAGGGACAAGAATATCGAATCAGACTACAGATATGCTAGAGAGAACCTCTACGACCTCGTAGAACGCGGTCAGGACGCTATAGACGGCATATTAGAACTATCCAAGGAGACAGAACACCCTCGTGCATATGAGGTTGCTGGACAACTCATAAAGACTGTATCCGAAACTGCAGAAAAGTTAATCGACATACAGAAGAAGTTGAAGGACTTAGAGAAAGAAGATAGTTCAGTAAGAACTCAACACAATCACTTATATGTCGGTTCGACAAGTGAATTGCAGAAGTTCTTAAAAAAGGAGTCTAAGAAAGATGGAAATTCAACCTAACGAATACAACCCGATACCGATACCCGAAGTCACAGAAGGAGAACCATTTTGGTTATTAGCTCTAGGTCATTTAACTAGACACAACTCAAAAATATTTCAATTAGATACTTCAAAGTATGACGCATACGAAACATGGATAAGAGATAATGTTAAAGATAAAACAGTATGTGTATTGGGAACTGGTGTAGGAACTTTATTACACCTTGCAGATTATTACGGTGCAAAAAAATGTATAGGATTAGATTCTGATAATTGGATATGTGTTTATTTAAAAGGTTTGTATCCACATATGGAGATACATAATTCAAATTATTACAAAGTAGAATGGCCAGAAGCAGACATATATTTACACAATGGTTGTACACAAACATTTTTACAGAGAGCAGAAAATTTAAACAAGAAAGTATTCCCACCTTTTTGTAATATACCACTCGTTATGAAAACAAGAGAAGACTTAATTACAGACGGTGTTATGGATTTTTCAGATACACATGCAAGAGCATATCAAGAACTTGGTAGGATAAATGGTTAAACCAGTAAACGAAGGATACTTAGGGAACACCCTCATAAAAAGAGCTGGTGTCGAAACTCAGTATACCGAGGAAGAACTGAATGAATACATGAAGTGTTCGAAAGACCCTACGCATTTTATTGAAAAATATACACAAATTATATCACTTGACGAGGGTATGGTTCCTTTTCAACTTCGTGGTTATCAAGAAGACCTTATAAACTTCTATGACGAAAATAGATTCAATGTTGTTCTTGCAAGTAGACAGAGTGGTAAATCTATTACTTCGTGTGCATACTTATTATGGTATTTACTATTTCACCCCGAAGTCACCGTGGCTGTTCTTGCAAACAAAGGTGCAATTGCAAGAGAAATGATTGCAAGAATCGTGACCATGTTAGAGTCTGTACCATTTTTCTTACAGCCAGGCGTCAAGATTCTAAACAAAGGTTCTATAGAATTTGCAAATGATTCTAAAGTTGTTGCAGCTGCAACGAGTTCTAGTTCGATTCGTGGTATGTCAATCAACTTACTATACCTAGACGAGTTTGCATTCGTAGACGATGCAGATACATTCTATACTGCAACATATCCCGTAATCACCTCGGGTAAAGATTCAAAGGTTATTATAACCTCAACTGCAAACGGTGTGGGTAATATGTTCCATAAGATATATGAATCTGCAGTACATGGACAATCAGAATATAAACACTTTATAATAAACTGGTATGATGTGCCAGGCAGAGACGAAGAATGGAAAGAAATGACCATTGCAAACACATCAGAAGCTCAGTTTGAACAAGAATATGGAAACTCATTCTTAGGTACTGGTAATACATTAATAAATGCAGATACCTTGTTAGGTCTCAAAGCATGGGAACCTGAATGGAATAGAGATAATATAAATGTATATAAGAGACCTATACAGGGTCACGAATATATTTGTACAGTAGATGTTGCAAAAGGAAGAGGTATGGACTATTCAACCTTCTCCGTGTTTGATGTATCTACGAAACCTTTTGAACAGGTTTGTACTTATAGAGACAGTATGATAAGTCCCATGCTGTTTCCCGATATTATAAATAAGTATGTAAAAGCATATAATGAAGCATTAGTCATAATAGAAAATAATGCAGAGGGTGGTATGGTTGCAACTCAATTGCACTATGATATAGAATATCCAAATGTCTTTACCCAAGGTCAACTAAAAGCAGAAGATATTGGGGTCACTGTAAACAAAAAGATAAAAAGGATTGGGTGTTCTACCCTCAAAGAATTATTAGAAGAAAATAGACTAAATGTTATAGATAGAGCAACTATAACAGAACTCATGACTTTTGTCACGAAGGGTAATTCTTTCGAAGCTGACAGAGGATATCATGACGATATGGTTATGAATCTCGTATTATTCAGTTGGTTTATCACTACTGAATACTTCTATAATCTAACTGATACACAGGTCAAAAACTTGTTATACGCAGAACAACAGAAGTTAATAGAAGACGATGTATTACCCGCGGGGGTGTTTGGAGAGGTAAAACCCGAGGAAACTACCTTTGTAGACGACCAAGGAGACCGTTGGTTCACTAAAGATATGTCAAATGAGATGAAATGGTAGTTCATTAGAGTTAGCGAAGTTATAAATAAAACAGTAAACAACTTTTACATTAACAGGAGAAAAATATGGCATTTCAAGTATCACCAGGCGTTCAGGTCAAAGAAATAGACTTGACAAATGTTGTGCCTGCAGTTTCTTCCACTGTTGGAGGATTCGCGGGTGCGTTCAGATGGGGCCCTGTTGATGAAGTAGTATCAGTTTCAGATAGTCAAGGTTTAGTAGATAATTTCTATACACCAGCAAATACAAACGCAGGTGCAGAGGATTTCTATTCTGCAGAGGCTTTCTTAAGATATGGTTCATCATTAAAAGTTGTTCGTGTTGCAAGTTCAGACGCCTATAATGCAAACAACGGTGGTGACACCGATGCAAGTATTAAGAATCTAGACGCATACCAATCAGGTTTTGAAAGTGGTGGTGCAGCTGGAACTATAGGTCAATGGGCTGCAAAATATCCAGGCGCAATTGGAAACTCACTAAAAGTCAGTGTTTGTGCATCTCCTGATGCATACTTCAATGATAATGTGACAACCTTAGACGCAGAAGAAGCTGCTGGTCAAACAGTGATTAGTGTGACTTCTGAGGCTGGATTCCAAATCAGAGATATTGTCAGATTTGGTACAGACACTCAAGAATATAGAGTGACTGCAAAGGCAACAGGAACAATAACCATAGAAGCCCTTAATCAACCAGCTGGAACTGGTCTAGTTAGCACAGTTGCTAACTCAACACAAGTTCACAGATATTGGGAGTTTTACAATTTATTTGATAAAGCCCCTGGCACATCTGCTTCTGCAACTGCAGCTTCAGGTAGTGCAGACGAAATTCATGTAGTAGTCGTAGACGAAGACGGTGTAATATCAGGAAAACAACACGAAGTTCTAGAAACTTACGGGTTTGTTTCATGTGCATCAGACGCTAAAGACGCACAAGGTAGTGCAAATTACTACAAAACAAAAATCAATAACGAGTCAGAGTGGATATGGTGGACTGGTCACAGTACATCAACTCACCCAGCTGCAAACAGTGTTCACACTCATGCATTATCAGGTTCTACTGCATTCGGTAGACCTTCTGCAC